TGGTCAGTGGTATATTGAGAACTCTCTCACTACTGTTGGTAAGAATGATCCTGTTTCGGAGATGAACTCTGCATATTGGAACTCTGGAATTGAGTCTGATAAAGAGATTGCACGTCGTCAGAAGCGTAAGTTGCAGTATTTCGCAAACGTCTATGTTGTGGAAGACCCTACTAATCCTCAGAACGAGGGTAAGGTGATGCTCTATCGTTTCGGTAAGAAAATCTTTGACAAGTGCATGGAAGCAATGCAGCCTGCGTTTAAGGATGAAACTGCTGTTAATCCTTTTGACTTCTGGGAAGGTGCAAACTTCAAGCTGAAGATTCGTAAGGTAGATGGCTATTGGAACTATGATAAGTCAGAGTTTGCTTCACCATCTTCTTTGTTTGATGATGATGATCAGATTGAGGAAGTCTGGAAGAAGCAGTATCCTCTGTCAGAGTTTAGTGCTGATACTAACTTCAAGTCGTATGATGAGTTGAAGTCTCGTTTGGATGTCGTTCTATCTGGAACTACTAAGGTTGGTAATGTTGCTGATGTTATGGAAGATGCCCCGTGGGTTGAACCCAAGGTAGATACTAAGCCTGCTCCAGCGGCTACAGTGTCTAATGATGAAGAAGATGATACTATGGGATATTTTGAGAAACTTGCAAGAGAAGGTTAAAAAATAAACATAGAGAGAATAGGGGGCACAATGCCCCCTATTTTTTTATTAATGCGCTGCAACTAATCCTGCCATATTAGTATTTTCTAATGGTTGACCAACTGATGTAAAACTAGTTTTGTTTGCATTAACAACTTTTTGTGACATATCAGCAACAGTTGTACCACTACCACTATTTTGATTTGCTGCACCTCTTTGGAGTGCTGCTTCTGCCATTGTTTTAGTTCTATCAGCGTTCACTACCTGTGCTGATTGATTTGGTATAATCAATTCTGGCCCAAGTTCACCAACAAGATATCCCTTTCCAGATGAAATAGGACCACCAGTTGCTTTCCCTCGTGCCAACATCTTTTTCAACTTTTCTCTATCGTCTTCGTCTACAGAATCATCTTCTGTTATCTTGTTTAATGCAGCTAGTATAGTCGGGTTAACAGTACCACCATCTTTTCTTTGGTCCGCCAGTAATTTTTCAATGTTATCAAAATTAAGATCATCTTTGTTGAACGTATCATAATCAATCAATTTCAAATCAGCTAACTCTCTCTTTGCTGTAGAATCTTCTCCACCAAGAAGTTTTAAAAGCGTTTCGCCGCCGGGAACTGATTTTAAGACAGCTTTAATGTCAAAATCAAATAGGTCTTTAAAGAAATCACTAATTCCTTTAATTGCAACTGCAATTTTTTCTCCTACCACATCAAACTTATCACCTAAGTCAATACCAGTAAGGCCTTCAAACTTGGACGCAAGGTTTGTACCTAGATTTGTTAATCCTTTTTTAACTTCATCAAAACTAGGAATCTCAATACCAGTAAGGCCTTCAAACTTGGACGCAAGGTTTGTACCTAGATTTGTTAATGCAGATTTAGTTTCTTCAAAACTAGGAATCTCAATACCAGTAAGGCCTTCAAACTTGGACGCAAGGTTTGTACCTAGATTTGTTAATCCTTTGTTAACTTCATCAAAACTAGGAATTGTAATGTTAGTAAGGCCTTCAAACTTGGACGCAAGGTTTGTACCTAGATTTGTTAATGCAGCTTTAGTTTCGTCAAAATTAGGTAATGTTAATCCTGTCAACTCACTTAGTTTAGAACTTACAAGATTAAAAGCACCTTTTGGGTCAGTTGTCAACATGGTAAACCCTGCTTTAACACAATCTACAGCTGCTGTTGCAGAAAGTTTTAGACTTTCCACTGCCGCTGTTGATTTTGCAGTAAGGTCTTTACTCCATTGGGCATCTGGTGATACAAAATCTGTAAACGCTTTCTTAGCGGCATTAAATCCTGATGCCGCTGATGTAGATATTGAGGTTAGACCTTTAGATATAGTTTCTTGATCTATAAGACCAAATGTAAGACCAGAACCAATGCCTGCTATAGATTCTCTAAGGATAGTCGCTTTTGTTGAATTTTCATTTTTTGCTTCTTCTAATCCAGCAGTTACACCATCAAACACACCCATGAGAGCGGTTATACCAAGGCCAACAAAAGGTAAGAACTTTGCACCTCTAAGTAAACCTTTACCTAGATTTTTCATACCTTTTAGTTTACCAGTATCTTTTTTGGCAAATTTACCAGTCTTTTTATCTCTAGTTTTTCCATCTTTATCAGTTCTAACATCAGAACCTAATTTCATCAGACCAGTACCAGCAAGGGCAGCCGCTTTAGTAAATGTTTTCACACCCAACATCAAACCCTTAAACATTAACCCTGGCGCCAACAAAGTGGCTATTCCTGCTAACCCCACTACTAAACCTAGTGGATTTTTCACATCAAATATGTTTTTAAAATTTTCCCAAGTTGGGTCTTTAAAGAATTTACCTATTCCTAAAGCAAAAGGTTTCAGTGTCTTCTTATAGAAATCTTCTAATGCAGGCATAATTTTTTTACTAATAAACTTTTTTGTGTCTTCCCAATATTTACTATTCATAAATAACAATAATGCTGTCATAAGTCCACCGATAGCAAACTTCTTCAGCATACTCATAAATCCGCCAAAGCCCTTTTTCATTTTTTCTTTTGCGCCGTCTGCGAAACTTTTAGTAAGGCCAGTTATACCACCAGCAATTTTTCCAAGAAGACCGCGCTCTTTGGCATCATTGGCCGCGGCTTCATTTTCCGTTTCTTTATCAGCTGATGCACTTCCTTTGCTGAAAGAGAGGAAATTAGTGAAACCTTTACCAATTTTTTCAAGGAGATTTGAACTCTCCTCACTTTGATCTTTCCCGGCGTCTAATGTTGCATCATCGGCATTGACTTTTCGTGTCTCTGCTGCAGCATCGGCATTGGCTTTTCGTGTGTCTGCTGCTTGTATACCACCAGCCACCCTATTTGCATTTTTTCTACTTGCTTCGGCGTCTGCCGCGGCTCGTTCTTCAGCAGACATTAAGCTTCTGGCTAATGTTCTGGTTGTTTCATTTTGTGCAGATTTAAGATTACCTATGCCATCCATCTGTTTCTGCATTGCGTCACCGGCAATTTCTTTGGAAGCTTTTTGTTCTGCTATGAGTTCACTAAATTGTTTTTCTGTAACATCGGCCATTGGAATATCCTACTTCTTGGGTTTACTAAATGCTTGTGCGCCAAAGAACGCTGCAACAATACCAGCAACGGCAATGAAGTATACTCCTGCCATATCACCCAGTATCTTTGCTGCTGAATCTATACCACATACAACTGATATAACAACACATGCAGGGTACAATAACATGCCTGTAAGTGAAAACCATGCCATGTTACGCTGTGCATCTCTCATTGCGTCTGCATCTTCAAGTTCTTTGCGCTTGAACTCTAGAAACATTTGTTCTTCTTCTTTGGATATTTTTCCATCACCATTAGAGTCTGCTGGGTGGTATTCTTTTTTTGTTACTTCTTCTGCCATAACACTCTCCTTTTGGTTATCTCCGATTTTCTTGTTCTTTTCTTTGTTGCTTTTCCTCTTCCAAATAATTCAATAACAATCCGATATATATTTCCCTTTCCCAAGGTATCATATTTTCTAATTCTGTTAAACTCCAATTATGGTGTTGCATCATTCCAAAATTAGTTTTATAATAATTCTCTAAAGAATCATGAGAAAGGGCTACTCGAAAAAACTTTGCAATCCTTCAATAACCATTTCATTTTTAACCTTTGTCTTTGGATTTTCAATTTCAACTACATGTTTTAGTTTAGGCATGGTTTGAAAGAAATTACCAACTGATTCAAAGTTCTCTGTTGACATACTGTCGATAAAATCATCTAGCTCTGTATCACTCATATCAATCCTATGATAAATTTGTTCACCCTCATGAACTTCATGAACACATCTTTTAATCATTGAAAATAATGATTTTATTTCTCCCATTTCATTAAACCCTTGCATATCACCCAAGCAAGGATATTTCATTACCAATTTAATATCGTTATTTAAATCAATTACATTGGTGTGATCATCAGTCATTTGGACATGAACATCATCTAAGTTTATTTCAGTATCTACATAAGTTTCATTATCATCTTCACATAGCAGTTTAAGATTAACTACTTCACCTACTGATTTTCCTCGTATCTTTAGAAACACATATTCAACATCAAACATAGTCATGAGATGTGGTTCTGAAATCTCTTCAACACAATCAGTAAGTATTTGACTAAACGCTGCTTCTAACTCTTTAGGATCATCTGATTCTTGTGCCATCATTAAAAGTTTTTGTTCTTTTACAAGAAAAGGTCTATAATGAACAGGAGCTCCTGTAGATGGTAACATCAACTCATAGGTTGCATTTTTAAGTTTAGGTAGTGCCATAATTTTTCATCCTTATTAATAATATTATAATTTATTTAATATGCTTGGTACATTGCTGAGTATAGTGCGAGTGGCTGTATTTATCACAGTTGAAAATATTTCATTTCCTAAATTGGGTGGTTGTTTATTTCTATCCAATGAAGTCCAATGACGATATTGAAAAGCCACTGTAGTTTTTATAATCTGGTCATTCGATCCCTGTGCTAATTCTGTCGCAACAATATCTTTTGGATATACTTCATGCAATTTAATACCATACCTTCTCTTATCTTGCCGATCTAAAAGATAGATATCAATTTCTCCAATATAATCATTATAATAACCAACATCCCATGTTTGTTCATTAAATGCTTGTTTCTGCCAGTCTTCAAAAAACACTCTCTCTTCTAGTCCAGAACTTGCATTGAAGGTCATGTTAACACTACCAGTATAACCAGCAGAATTCACAACCTCTCTCCTTGGCCCATATGGCATTGCATCTGGTGAGCTAACCAAATTTCTTCCTGGCAAAGATAAAGAATCACAACGCAAAGAAATCTTTCTTAAATCTGAACCCCTTTCAGAATTATGAGATGGATTTGTTATAGCAGCACCACTGCGTTTAGTTGGCCCTGATATAATTACATCAAACCTGTTTGGAATAGCATATCCATTATCATCATGATATGTAGCTAATATATTATTTAAAGTACCAAATGACGCAGCTTCCAAAAAAGATGCAAAGTTTCCAGCCATTAGATCATACTCCTTGAGTCTTTCCATACTTCTGCCGCAGAGGCTTTCTTAAATCTCTGTACAGGAAGTAGTGCAGCAACTGTAAATTCATCTGCGTCGATTCTACGAAACTGTGATTTAGTTTGTCCTGCTAAGTACCTGTGTAGGGTAGGTTTGATAATATTAAGGCCCTTCAACTTACTATAATCAACTACCAATCTAGTTGAATAATCAAAATTGTTATTGTTAGAATAATCAACTAATCCATCAAGTAATTTTATCCTAAGCGGTATAGGTAAGTAATGAAAATTAATACCCAGAAAGCCATCTGAATAAAATTCTAATGGTAGTACAAGAGGGAATGTATCATAGTAGGGTAATGTTTTTTTATACTTAGGGTCATAGAAAAACATATTCATTCTACCATAAAAGGGTTTATTAGACCTTTTACCATCTCGTATCAAATCCATAGCGCCGGGTTTACCAAACTCTTTGATTTTATCTTTATACCATTGAGTTGACTTTGGGCGACCACCGGCCGCATCTACAACTGTTTGAACGAATTTACTTTGTGCCATATTACTATTTATAAGAAATTCCTAGATGGTCTTCAGTTAATATCTTAAATTCCATACCATTATTATTGCACCATTCTGTTGCATATTTCCATTTTGCTTCATTGACGCCCCATGTCTTCACTTCATTAAACCAACGGCGTGTCTTTCTTTTGGGTTGTGATATTGGTGGGCTGCATTGTTTTTTGGGTTTAACTTCAATAATCATTTTCTTAATCTTACCATCAGACTGTTTAACTTTGATGTAAAAATCTGGAAAATATCTGTGAACTCTACCATCCCAAGGTGATAAATAGGGTATAATGACTTCTTCACTACCCCATTCAATTATGGAATTGCTTGTGTCACAGTACACCATAAATTTACGTTCCCACAAAGAACGATAAGTTATTTTTTGTGGGTTTCCCCGATATTTTTCGGGTTTCTTTGGAATGTATTTACCTTGATATGACATAACTTATAAATATATGTATAAGGATTATAAAAAATGGCTGCAATATTAGATGGTATAAAAAACGCGGTAACAGCAAATGCTACTAGAGCAATTAATAGTGGACTCAAAACTGTTGCTGGTAATTTA